GAATTTTTAGTCAAAGCAACAACCATTCCTGCAAGTACAATCGGGTCATATGATGTGTATTATCATGGCAAAGCGATACATGTGGCCGGTGATCGTTCCTTCGATACATGGGATACAACTATTATTAATGATGAAGATTTTGGTATTAGAAATTCACTTGAAAGTTGGATGGCATCTATCTCAAATCACACCCTAAATACAAGAGATAAGAATTTATTTCAGTCGAATGATAAGTCTGAGGGCGATGCAGCAAAGTATAAAACTTCGTTGAAGGTTACGCAATTTAGTAAAGCTGGGAATGATTTACGTACTTATATATTTAAGGGTGCGTGGCCGTCTGCATTGTCAACAATCAATCTTGATTGGTCATCGCAAGAAATAGAAGAGTTTACTTGTACTTGGATGTATGATAGTTGGTTTGTTAGTGCAGCTACTTCAGCATCAAATTTACCAGTTCCACCAGAAAATATAGTAGGAATTGGATAAAAAATCAGTAGGAAAAAATTATGGCATTTGAAATATTTGGGTTTAAGATCGAAAGAAAAAGTCAGGACATAGCAAACGCTAATATTCCTGCGTTTACACTTCCTGAAAATGATGATGGTTCCGCAATGGTGTCGGGAGCGAGTGCGGCAGGATACTCTCTTGATATGGACGGACAGTATAAGAATGAGGTAGAACTTATTCTCAAATATCGTGATATGTCACAAATGTCTGATTGTGAGATTGCAATTGATAATGTTGTGAATGAAGCTATTGTTGTCGATGACATTCTTCCTTCAGTATCGGTTGTTCTCGACAAAACAGATCTCACAGAAGGAATTAAGAAAAAAGTTCGTACAGAATTCGATACTGTATTGGATCTTCTAAACTTCAATAATTATGGTCATGATATTTTTCGCAGATGGTATATCGAAGGAAGATTGTATTATCATATTATGATAGACGAAAATGATCCAAAACGTGGTATTGTAGAACTCCGAAGTTTGGATGCTACGAAAGTCAAAAAAATCAAACAAGTCAAAACAGAGAAAACGGCAGATCCTAGAAAAACAAAAGTGAGTATATTTCCTACATACACTTACAATGAGGCAGGATTGCACAGTCGTTCTTCTTCTGGTATTGTAATTTCAGGTGATAGTATTGCATATTCTACTTCTGGTTTATTGAATCCACAAAAAAATGCAGTAATGTCTTATCTTCATAAGGCAATCAAACCACTAAATCAATTGCGAATGGTAGAAGATGCGATTGTTATCTATCGTATATCAAGAGCTCCTGAACGCAGAATTTTCTATATTGATGTAGGAAACCTACCAAAATTAAAAGCAGAACAATATATTCGTGACATCATGACACGATACAAAAACCGATTGGTTTACGATTCGGATACTGGTGAAGTTAAAGATGATCGTAGACATCAATCAATGTTGGAAGATTATTGGTTGCCGAGGCGAGAAGGTGGTCGGGGAACAGAAATCACCACACTTCCTGGCGGAGAAAATCTTGGTCAATTAGAGGACGTAGAGTACTTTCAACGAAAATTATACAAAGCAATGCATGTTCCTGTTTCACGACTCGAAGCAGATTCTGGATTTTCTTTAGGGAGAGAAAGCGAAATCACAAGAGATGAATTGCTTTTCAGTAAATTTATTAAAAAGTTGCAGACAAGATTTTCAATATTGTTTGATGAAATAATGGAAAAACAATTGATTCTGAAAAATATTATGACTGCCGCAGAGTGGGATAAGGTCAAAGATAAGGTTCATTATAGGTTTGAAAAGGATCATTATTATTCAGAATTTAAACACCAAGAAACCATGTCTCAACGATTAGATCTTGCTAGAAACTCCGAAGAATATGTTGGAAAGTATTATTCCAAAGAGTGGTTTCGTGCAAATATCCTCAGACAAACCGCCGATGAAGTTGAAAAACAAGATGAATTGATTGCAAAAGAAGCAGAAGAAGATGGTGGAGGTGAAGAAGGTGGAGAAGAAGAATATTAAAGGAATACACACCTTTAAAAGTTTATAAATATTAATAGATAATTTTTGGAGATAAAATGGCAGAACAAGATTTTAAAACAGTGGATATTATAGATTATTCTATGCAAAGTAAACCTACACAGGTTCATGATGCATTCGATCAAATAATTACAAGTAAACTTGTAGATGGATTGGAAACCAGAAAACGAGAAGTTTCTGCCAGAATGTTTTTAGACAAAGAAGAAATTTCAATCGAAGAACCAGAAACAACGGAGACACAATGAAATTATTAGCAGCAAAAACTGCCACAACTGCTACAAATTTGGGATTGGGTAAGGCTACAGCGATTGCAGTTTACGCATCTGCAATTTCAATCATTTCAGTAGTCAAAAATGATGGAACAGAAGGAGGAACAGATGGAACAGTTCAGGGTTCTATTACTGTACCTGCTGGTTCATCAACCGTAATTCATAAAGATTCCGACCAATTTTTATTGGCAAATGTGACAAACGGTACTTATACTAAAATCGCTTCTTCTGGGATATGATGAAAACATATAAAGAATTTAGGAAATCAATAGGGTTTCCTGTTAAAGAAAAAAAAATCGAAGAGGCAACACGACCAGAAACTTCTTTGAAGGAAGATGTCGTGGATCAGTTGAGATCTGTTGTAAAAAAGAAAAAAGAATCAGAAATTGGGTTTAAAAGTGGCACATCGGTTCCAATTGATCCAGAATCTGCAAAAGTCATTTTGAAAACCTTCGATACACTAAATAGTACTAACAAGAAAAAAATGCAAGATAACATGAATAAAGATACAAAATCTTTCTTAAAAATCTTGGATTTTACATTCAGTAACTCAAAATAGGATAAAAATGTCTACAATTAGAGAATTTTACATTGAAAAAGAAAAACGAGAGTTAATTAATACAATTAATTCTGCCAAATATATTAGTGAAGAACAAAAAAATACTTTGATTTCTATAGTAGAAGATGATCGTGATGATTGGTATGCAGGGCATGATCCCAAGAAAAAGAAAGAGACATATAGTTCACAAAGTAAACCAAAATATCAACACGACACAGGTGTTGGAGGACAAAGTGGGAATTTAAGTAGAAGTGAGGCTCAAAAAAAGTACGATGAAACAGGAAGAGCTCCTGCTGGTTATAAAGTTAAAGATGGTAAAGTTTATCCAGACAGTAATAGGTAAGGAACTAAAATGAAACTTATATGCGAACTACAAGAATCCGTTGAGTATGAATTGATTGAAGAGGGAGCAAAACCCAAACAGTACTTCATTGAAGGTATCTTCATGCAGTCTGAAAAAAAGAATAAAAATGGTAGAGTATATCCTTTTGACGTTCTCGAAAGAGAAGTAAATAGATACGTCAACGAATATGTTACACCAAAACGTGCATTTGGAGAACTCGGACATCCTGACGGCCCTACGGTCAATCTAGATCGTGCATCACACATGATCACTTCTTTAGTTAAAGAAGGTAAGAATTTTGTTGGACGTGCAAAGGTTTTAAATACACCAAATGGACAAATTGTTAAATGTTTGATCGATGAGGGCGCAAGACTAGGTGTTTCTTCAAGGGGAATGGGAACATTAAAACCAGATGCAAAGAACTCTCAGATCGTACAAAATGATTTCTATCTTGCAACCGCTGCTGATATTGTTGCAGATCCCTCCGCTCCAAATGCTTTTGTAGAAGGTATTATGGAGGGGAAAGAATGGATTTGGAATAATGGACTTTTGCATGAACAAGATGTAGAACGAGCAAGAGACAATATTCTAAGAGCATCTTCCAAAAAACTTGAGGAAGTAAAAATAAACGAGTTTAAAAAGTTATTATCAAATTTGTAATATTATAAATAATACTACAGTAAACGAAATATACCATTAACTATTAGGAGTATCAAGTTCTATGGAAAATAAAACTCAAGAAGAAATTCTGGAAGAAACTGAGCAAGAAGAACTTGTTGAGGCTCCAGAAGAAGTTGTGGAAGGTGAATTACCTCTCGCATTACAAAAAGCAATCGACAAGAAAAACGGCAAAAAAGACGAAGATGATGACGATGACGAAGATGATGACGAAGATGATGATGATGAAATGAAAAAAGAGGAGGTTAAAATTCCTTCTACTAAATCTGCCATGATTAAAGCACTTTTCGATAAAGTCAACGGTATGAAAAAAGAAGATGTTTCTGCGAAATGGAAAAATCTTATGAGTGTTGTAGAAGCAGAAGATTTGGGTGGAGAAACACCTCAAGATGCAACACCAGAAGGTGATACAGGCAAAATAGGTAAAAAGAAAAAGAAAATTAAAATTTCCATGCCTGAAATCAATGTCAAAGAAGATATTGATGCGTTGGTCGAAGGTGAAGAACTTTCAGAAGAGTTTAAGTCTAAAGCTTCCACCATTTTTGAAGCCGCAGTTCACCAGAAGGTAATGGAAATTGCAACTGGAAAGATTGACGAACTCGAAACGGAGTATCAAACCAATCTTGAAGAAGAGATTGTTTCATTCCGTGACGAATTGACCGAAAAAGTCGATGGTTATCTCAACTACGTAGTTGAAGAGTGGATGAGGGAAAATGAACTTGCAATAGATAGTTCATTGAAAAGTGAAATTACCGAAGAATTCATTGGTGGTCTTAAAGATCTCTTCAGTGAACATTACATTGAAGTTCCAGACGAAAAAGTTGACATCATCGAAAGCCTTTATGATAAGGTCGAGGAACTCGAAGAAAAATTAAATTCTCAAATCGATGATAACGTTCAAACTACGAACGAACTCAACGAATATCGTAAGGATAAGATCTTGGAAGAAGTTTGCGAAGACCTTGCAGACACACAATCCGAAAAGATGAAAACTCTTATAGAGGGTGTTTCTTACGAAAATGATGCAGAC